GCCAAGAAGACCGCGGAGTTTCTGCGCCATGATCTGGAACGTCAAATCTTCATACCGCAAAGTTGCGGCAAAAGAAACCAAAGCCCGCCAACGGCGCATAGGCACAGTGAAAAAATGGTCGTTGTCAGTGCGTGCGAATGAAGAGCGCAATGTGGGCAATAAGAGGAAAGGTTCACCAAGACACCATGAAGTGGGTGTGGCTTCTTGGAAACCGGGAGAGACGTTGACCTCGAGAAGAAAGCATGAACCGACGTGAGAAAGCTCCTCAACCTGAACATGATACCCGGGCAAAATTGCACGGGGCATCAGCCATGTGAGAAGTTTCGACATGTCATGGGCGTAACCAGCAGAAAGACCACCGCCAAAAGTGACCTGCACATGACCATCGATAACTTGATAATGCATGTCCAGACAGTCATCGTAGTACTCATCAAGACGTCGATCCAACAAAGGGATTGGCAAATGCATTGCGACGTATGCGGTATGGGAACCGCGCGAAGCCATGGCGGAGACAAAATCAGAGAAGGCTATGTCATGCGTAGAGAACATCGCAACGAACACAGGCACCTTGTCAAAACCATGACGGCAATCCTCCAGCTTGGACGGGCAACGAACAACGTTCGCGAAATCGCGGACGACCTGTGATGGGGAAAGATCATGTCGAAAATAGTCACGACCGGAGAGAATGGGCGCAACGTTGTGAACGACATCATTGATACGTGAGACCTGGACGGGAGACAGACCGACACCGAAAACGGGTGCACAATCGCGAGCCAACTTTGCTGAAATAAGTGCATGCATCGCAAAGCGTGCCGAAGCAGCAGCGCCATGCGGATGAGTGAAGCGTGCGCGAGTGACGGCCAAAGCAGGGAAGGCTTCACCAAATTGTCGGAAAACAGATTCAGAGACATTGCTCGGCAGGTGCAAGTAAGGAGCGTCTTCAAAATTGAGGTTGCGTTCCGCAATTGCCACGGCAGAATTGGCGATGGCACCGTTAACGCGCCCTTGCTCTTCAACGCGCAAAAGTTTCTGCGCCGTAATGTGCCAAGATGTCAAACCAATGCGGTCACGACCGCGCGGAACCATCGGTGCGTTAAGCGCAACACGCAGAGCAGCATCTTCGAAAACCACATCGTCAATGTGATCAATGACTTTAGGAGATGCAACGTACTTGGTGCGGTTGTCATGCCGATCATCGTGGTGCTGATTCAGCACAAAGAAGATGCGAAGCAATGAATGCGCCCAAAGAGCACCACTCGCGATGTGCGCGGCAATATTGCCGAGTTCAAACGCCAAGCCCGTTGCCTGGTTTGCCAACGACGGCAGCACACGTGACAAGTATTCGAAGACCGACGCAAGTTCCGGGTGAAAGGGCAACCAATCTGGCAATAAGGAGAAATCAATCGACCAAGGCGGGTGCGAAACGTCAACAGGCGGTAAACCAATTGGGAGCGGGTCGAGTGACAAAGCGTGGACGGGTCGTTCAGGTATTTCAGCCGCAACGTGCCTGACGAGAGCGGCTGCGCCTGCACGCAAACCTTCAGCCGATAGGGCAAGTGCACCTATGGGGTCCGCAGCAATGCTTGTGATATAAGCGCGTTCAGATTCATGGCCAACTAGGAAGATTTGACCGGGTTCACATTCACGCAACGTCTTGACGAAATCGTCAAGACCAGTGAACGGGCAAGAATCACGTGCGTGCTCCGGAAGACCTTTCTGGAAACAGGGGCAATCGGATCGAGTTTTCCGGGAACACGCGACAACGTGGAAGTCAAGATCCGCCTGGCGTGACCAGAATACCAAATAGTCAGACAGAGATTCGTCGCACATATTGACGAAATAGACAATGCGTTCGACGAGTTCAGTAGTAGTCATCTCCCAATCAGACGGCTCCTTTATCGTCGGCAAAGCCTTCCAGCAGTCACCGGGTCCACCGACGCGACGCGCAGGTGGGGCATTGATCGTGACACCATTAGCACGGATGATCTCATTGAAAAGCACGTCGAAATCGACAGCTTTGATATCCGGGTATGCAAGATCAGGGGCACTGCGCTTGGCATAAAAAAGGAGTGCGCGTCTCTCACGTGCATTGCGAGTCGTGTAAGTGATGGTAACAGTCTCGAGAGGGCCGAGAGAAAAGGGTTCAACCGAGATGCGTTCAAATTGATAACCAGTGAAAGCCAAGAATTCACAAGAAGCGAGAGCATGCAGATCGAAGTCAAACGTGGGTGCGACAAAAGATTCGGCGTCGGGGAAACGAGTCAAGCATTCAACATTGAATGGTTTTGCGTCGAGAAAATTGCTGCATGCGAAGAACTGGAGCGCAAGAAAACCCGGGTCGAGGTTGACATCACGGAGAGCGTCAGTCACAGTGAGCAATTGTGTTGTAGACGCCTCGGCAAACCAAAGGATTTGCGCTAGTTCACGTTCTGGAGTCCAGGAATGCCATTCAGAAGAAGATTGAAGAGCGGCAAAGTTGCGCGCTGCATCAAGTTGACAGGTTTGGAGAATCGCTGCCGGTGAGAGCCGTGCCTCCGAACGATGGGAAGCGGTTCCGAGAGCAATACCACAAGCCCGCCTGAGTTCAACCAGGGCGTGCGAAAAATCAATGTTAGAATGGACAGAAGCGCGGCCGAAACGTTGGGAAAGATCCCAATGTAGCGCAGTTGCAAGAGACCACCGAATGTCGACAGCTCGTTTCTCTTCAGCGTCTTCCAGCTGCGGAACGAGTGCCAACAATTCAGCACGTTGATGGCGGTGGCGGTCATATGCACTTTGTCCATAGTACTTGATCGCTTGATAGGCATTATGCCAGCCCATGAACTCGGGCGGGACAGCGAAAGAGGCGTAGTCAGAAATGGTAGAAATGTCGGGGTTACGATTCAAAATTTATGAACCACTCCTTAGAGTGGTATGAAACCGATAAATTTCCG